GTGTCCGCTGGCCGCTTGGACATACATCATCCTTTCCAGGGATACGCTTTCCTGCATGGTCAGCGCACTGCGGTCAGTGACCCGCATCACCAGCGCATGGGCCGGGATGAAGGGCACCAGGGTGATCTGGGATGGCAGATCAGGCAGCAAGTCATCCAAAGATGTCGAATTCACTGTTTGCCACCGTCTGAGCAATGAAAGGCTGGGTGTTTGGCTTGGCGCTGCCTCGGGTCATGCGGTTATATTCCCCGCCCCCCAGCATCAAGTAGCCAAAAGAGTCGCCAATATGCGAGTGCTCGTTCTTATTAGGGGCATCCCGGAACCGTTCTTGCCCCGCTCCAACAGCAACGCGCTTAAAATGGTACCCGCCGCCCAGGGCTTTGCGGAGGAGCTTGCATTCCCTGTTCACAATCAGCCCAGGCTTACCTTGAATCAGACGCTGCATGGGGGCTGCAGCAGCTTCCCGGCGCACCTTGAAATCGTTGGAGGCCGTCGGCTGCGCCCGTAGGCCCAGGGTCTTCAGGAATTCAAAGGCTGTGACCTCATAAATAGCATCTCTGGCCTGTCCAGCAGGGTCTCCCCAGACCATTACTTGATGATTGGGGTAACGCTGGTTTAGCTCAGTCAGCAGTTGCAAGCCAAAACGCTCCAGGCCCATGTCAAAGGTCACGATTTCCTGATGAATGACCCACTGGCCGTTAGGCAGGCGCTGTCCGATGGTGGCCGCAGGGGTCAAACCGAAGTCCAGACCCACCTGGATTGGCACTGTAGGCTCCACCACCGTGTCACCAGACATAGCTGCATCATCGTATTCAGGCCACACAGGGCGGCCCTCTTGCACATAGGTGTACAGACCCCCGGCATAGCAGCGAATCCAGTCCAGATTCTTGCCAAGCAGCATCTGAGGGTAGTAGCCAGCAGGCAGATTGTTGATGTTCTCGGCCTGGGGGTTGACCTTCCACCACTTGCCAGCAGAAAAGATATGGTCATTAGCCTCAGGGTTCTCAGGCAGCAGATCAGGATCAGCCTCCATTACACCCCCAGGCTGCTTCCAGAACTTCCAGGCATACGGCCCGGTCATCTTCTCCTTCTCAGCCATGTTGTGCCACCAGTGGTCATCATCCATGGGGTTGGTATCCATCCAGATACCGTGCCAGGAGGCGCCGCCATCGCGCTTGGTCGGATAGCGTCCAACCCGGTGCGTCAGGCCGTCTATGACCGCTTTAGGCAGCTCCCTGGCCTCATTAACCCAGGCACCCGTCAATTCCAATGACAGCAGCTTACGGACATCCTTGGGCTGGTCGAGGGCCAGGAAGATCACCTCGCAGTCAATGCCAGCAGCCCCATCTCTAGCAGGCAGCCGGATATGGTGGGTGATGGGCGGTGTCCACAGCATGGGGCCAAAGGTGCCCTCAGGAAACAGATCCAGCCATGTCTTGATGGTGGTGGTTTTCAGCATGGGGTAGCTGTTACGCACCACTGCCCAGCGGGTGTACCGGATGTTGTCAATGGGGCTGGGCTTTTGCTGCACAGCCTTGATGAAGATCTTGGAGGCGCACCCGTAGGACTTGCCAGACCCCACAGGCCCCATCAGGCCCTGCACAAAGGCATTGGACTGGATGAAGTCATAGATCACCGGTGACTTGCTGAAGTCCAGGCGCAGACCAGCCTGGGCCACCGCCTTTTCTGACTGCTCTTTAGTTCTTGCCATTGACTGCTTTCATGAACACATGGAAGTGCTTGGGGTCTAGCTTCATGGGATGCTGTTTATTAGACAACCCATGAATGGTGGCCACATCCACCCCTGTGGCCCGCTTGGCATTAACCACCGTGGTGGAGCTGGTAGAGGAGACATTGGCGCGATTGAGAGCTGTCCAGTCAATCATCCTCGGCCAGTCAGGATCACGCCAGTGAAAGGCACTCAAGGGGTGGCACTTGCAGGTGTACTTCATCGGTTAGGACAGTCTCTGCCCTGGCGGCAGTGGTTGTTGCAGGGCGGGCAGATGCTCTGCATAGACAGCAGCACAGTGGCCTTCTGGCGCACCTCCGGGGTCACAGCGTGCCCCAGGTCATCAGGGTCTAGCAAGCGCAGCAAGAAGCTCCTGAGCGCCACATTGTGGGCCGTGATCCGCTCCGCAGCAGCACGCATGATCTCAATATCAGTCATCCCTAGCCTCCCTGTCTGGTGCCACCACATTCACATCAATCACAGATGGCTTCTCATTGCCGTCATCAGGATTGTCCAGCAGGCCACTAGCTTTAGCCAGCAACCTCAGCAGAGCCACCTTGTCATATAGCTCAATCTCCAGAAAAGAGTTCCCATCCCTGTCCACCCTGGCATTGATCTTCTTAATAGAAGCCAGAGCGTGCTCAGGAATCTCGCTGGCACTCTTGACCCTCAGCCTGCCCTGGTCATCCCATGTCGCTATGTGCGTAATGTTGGTCATCGCCATGGAAACCATCTGGTAAGCAATAGCCTCCCGGTTCCCAGTAATCGTGCTGCTCCTCTCCAGCCTCTTCTGCACAGACCTCACCCCACCCCAATTCTTCAGGCTAGGGATCTGCTCAGACACCTGTGACTTAGGCCTAGCCATCAGAAAGGAATCTCAGAGTCATCAGACGGCTGAGGCTGGTACCCATTGCCCTTGTCCACACTGTGCTGGCTCATAGGCACACCCTGGCCAGCACTCTTCTGCTTACCAATCTTCACAGCAATATATGTCTCACCAGCCTGTGTCTTCTTAGGCGTGATATCCAAGTAATGAATATCCCCATTAGGCAACATCACATCACCACGATAAGCAGCATGCCATTCCTCCGTCTTATCCTTATTCTTCCAAGCACTACCCTGTCCAGGTTTCTTTTCGTAAGCCATCGTTCACTCCTTTGAAAAAACATTACCCATGAAATATGGGGGAAAAATTCATTCATATACCCCCTAGCGGTAGGTGAGGGGTGGGGGGGGATAACCATACCTTTCGCGCTACACTCACCATATTTCCCACTTACATACCTACCCCCGCCACTTTGCTAACCCTAACTACCGCCACCCCTAGCTTACCCGTCACAAACCCAAACGAACATAGGGGTCTGTGACACCATCGGATTGCAGGCCCTACAAGGCGCTAACGCACTGTGTCGCTACCCATGCCTATCCCCCCTGTCGTTTGCGCCTCCTAGAGCCTTCTAGGTGCCTTCCTGATGGTGTTGGCGATTGGCATCCCGGTTCAACTGCAGGATGCCCGCGGCTAGGTGCTCGGGCTTGGGCGTGATGCACTCGGCTGCGTACGCGCTCAACAAATCGTCAAGACAACTTGTTATCTCCACATCAGTTAAACCTTCATCTCTTAACTTTTTAACATCCTCTAAGGTTAAACCTCTATAGGTGTTCCCTGTGTTTAGCGCAACTGTAGGCTGACCAATGGGTTGCCTATGATGAGCCTCTTCATGCGCTACCGTAGGCTGACCAATGGAGCGCCTTGCTTTGCCCTTCTTGTTGGCCTCCTTGATGGCTCTGACTGCTCTGCTTTCCCCTGGCTTTGACATTGCTGCCTCCTTCCTTTGATTACTTGACTTGAATGCCTGTGCGATTAGCTTGGCAATACGCTGCTGACCTAATGGGTCTATCTCTTGGTCTTGCATAGATGGTGGCCTTGTGTCTTCCTGTGCTGATGTGATGGCGATGGCTGTATGCACATCAATGGTCTTGTCAAAGATTACCCTGACCGTGTTTGAGCGTTCACCTCGCCAACCCTTTTTGACAATCTCAATGTATCCCTGATCTCTGAGCTGCTTGAACTGGTTGCTAATCGCTTGCCTGCTTACCGCCATGTCCTTTGCTAATCTGGCTTGGCTGACCCATGTAATGCCTGCCCTGTTGCAGTAGCTGCAGACAAGCGCCAGCACTCGCATCGCACCATCCGTCAGAGCCTGATCTGTGATGGCCTTGAAGGGCACCACAGCCAGCTTCCTGGCATCTGGTTCAGGCTCACGCTGGCTGATCTTGGGCTTGCGCTTGGGCAGCCTGATGACCGTGTCAACGCTCATTCTTGGCGATGTCCCTCATGTGCGCCCTGATGCGCTGCTCGGCACCCTTGCCGTACAGCTTGTCCATTGTCGCCAGATGCCTGTCCACCAGCGCCTTGTCCTTGGTGACCTCCCAGGTGGTCAGCAGCTCCCTGGCGGCTGCACGCTCGAGCACCGGGCGCTCAGGCAGCGGCCCCGTGTTCGCTGGCAGGATGAATGGCCTTCGGTATCCACGCTTCACTTGAGAGCCTCCCTCTTAGCTTGCAATTGCATCTCCTTGGCCAGTACCTTGCGCCCAAGCTGGGTCACCACGCTGCCAGCATCCACCAACCCTCGGCGGCGCAGAGACCAGTAGGTATTCCAGCTCCCAGGCTTGTCATTGACCAGTTTGAACTTCCAGCCCATGGCAAAGTGCTTGAGCATGAAGACCTGATGCGCTGACAGGCTCATAGGTCATCCATTCCGCGTGAGTAATCCATGTATTCCAGAGGTGCAACCGCCTCCCTCCGTCTGACCTGCTTCTGCTGCCATCTGTAATGCTCCCAAGTAGTCACCTCGCAGTCCATGTGCCACAGCTCGGCACCAGTGACTGACTTCTGCCGGGTTCTGGCTTTCCTCATGGCCTTCATGTAGATCTGCCGAACCCGCTCTTTTGTGCAGCCAAGCTCCTCCCCGACCTCTTCCAAGGTATATCCATCCATCACCATCAGGCGCACTACAAGGTCTTCTCTGTCGGTGAAGCAGATGGTCTCCAGCAACTTAATGACCAGCTCACGCTGCTCTACTTGCTCGAGGTCATCCTGCATCTCGAATGACCAGCGCCAAGAAGGCAGATCCGGCAGCTCCTCATCCCGGCTGTACCAGATGCGCTTGACCTCGCTGGGCAGCGAGGCTGTCTGCAGCTTGCCGTAGTAGGGTGACGCAAAGCCGGTCACGATATAGCCCTCGCACGCTTGGCCCTGATCTCCCTGCCGACAAAGTCCAAGGCCTTCTCGAGCTGGCCAACCGTGCAGGAATCAAGCTGGGCATCATGGATCTCCATGCCCAGGTTCAGCGCCGTCAGCTCTGGCCCGGTGAACAGGAACCTGCCCTTTGCCACGCCACGCTGGCCCATGGTGAAGATGGCTTGCTGTGCCGCGGTGATCTCTGCCCGGTACTCGGTGCCCATCTCTGCAGTGATGACCAAGGCCTCGGCCACGTTCATGGCCGCAATCAGCACATCAACATCATCCCTGCTGCCATTGCCCTGCACCATCGTGGCCAGAGCCTGATGGTTCTTGATCTTGAGGGTGATCGCTGCACCAGTGTGCTGCACCAGCCTGAAGCCCTGCAGGACATGGCTCACCGTGTCCATGATCAGCCCCTTAGGCCTGTACTTGCTGCGCTTGCGGGTCATCTGCAGATCCCCATCAGTCCAGCCACGCCCAGCTTCACCAGCACCAAGGCGCAGCCAATGGCCACTACCGACAGCAGGAATGCCACCGCCTTCTCCCAGAATGCAGGCTTGTCATCTTCATTCATTGCCGACCCCTTGCGCGGATGGAGGCGGCGCAGTCCAACATTGTGGCCCGCTCGGCCTGCGCGATGTCGGGCTGTTCTGTCCATTCGAGAAGCATGGATTCACACACCTTCGCACACGCCTCGCGCTCGGCCTCCACCGCCCGCCGAGTCTGCACACAAGCAAACCGCTGGCAGTTGGCATGGCAGGAATGGATCTCGGTGGACAGCAGGTAGGCGCGCTCGGCTTCCTGACCAGCCCTGTAGGCCACGCGCACGCACTCCAGCAGCTCACGCACCACTTCAGGCGTGACAGGCACTATGGCCCCAGGCTGCAGCCATTCAGACGGGATTGCTTTCATTCCAGGCTTTCCTTTACGCTGACCTCAATGCGAGGCTCTTCACTGTAGTGCTTGCTGACCGTCAGCTTGACCACCTGCACATCATCCACATAAGCCACGCCGTTGAGAGCATCCAGCACAGCCTTGGCCACATTGTCCAGATCAGGCTTGCCAGGGATCTCACCGCCCATCATTGCCCTTTGGCGGCGGGTCTTTGACCAGCTCACAGGGATGCCCTTGTAGACCACAATCCGCACAATGACCGGGGTCTCAACAGCAGGGCATGGCATGGCCTCGGCAGCACGGCAGGCAATCAGGCGCTCATACTCCAGCGTCTGCTTGTCGGTGTAAGTGCGGCCATTGCCAAACCTCGGCCTGCCCTTGCCGCGGGGCTTGCCAAGCACAGTGAACTGCAGCTCCATCACAGCAACCCCTTCTGGCGCAGCGCGGCCAAAAACTGTTCCCACCGCTCGGCATTGTCCGGCTGGGGCTGCTGGTCAGTAACCGACAGCGCAAGCTGGATCACCTCGGCGGGTAGTGACTGGCCTTCCCTGGCCATGTCCAGCACCCTGATGGCCTCCTGCTGGGTCACTGCTTCACCCCCATGAGGAACCGCTGCAGGCGAGGCTCCAGGCCGCCGTAGCGGGGTTGGAGCTGGTCTCGCACGCACTGGTCAATGATGCTGCTGATGCTGCGGCGCTGGTCTGCAGCGGCCTTGGTCAGCAGCTCCCTGCTGTCAGGGTGCAGCCTCACTAGGAACGGGATTCTCTTCTGTTGCATGGGCCTGCTCGGTATCGTGGCGATAGCGCAGGAGTCTACTCCCATCACAGGGCAAGAAGCGTATTAGGGTTTGTCCTAGTGTTTTTGTTGGCTTTGGGTATTGACACCGCTATCGGTTCAGGCACAATCCACCTATCGCAACCGAGCAGATAAAGCTCACAAGGAGAGACGATGACCCAAGTTCTCATTACCAAGCACGAAGTCACCAACGCCGGCAAGCTGGTGCAACTGTCCTGCGGCAAGGCTTCCGCAGAGATCTGGATTGCTAACGATCACCTGTTTGTCTGCTGCCAGAATGCCTCGCACCGCGTCTGGCGCGGCCTTGGCAAGCGGTTTGACAATGCCGCCGCGGCTTTGGACAGCTACAAGTCCAGCGCTATGAAGGCCATGATTCAAGCTGCTGTGGAGGCCTGACATGACCACCACACACACCCCCGGCCCTTGGGCCATTAACGGGCGCGAAGTTGTCGGCCCAGCAGATTCCGGCGTGATCGTCGCCCGCCTGCCTGAGTGGGGCATCCTGGCTGACGGCCTTGATCCTGCGCCCGCCAACGGCCGCCTAATCGTTGCCGCCCCCGAGCTACTGCACAGCGCCGTGGCCATCGTCAACACCATCGTCGGGCAGGCCCCGGTGATCACAGACAGCGGGATGATGCAGGTCTGGATCAGCATTGAAGAGCTGAATCTGTTGCGTGCCGCCATCTCCAAAGCCACGGAGGCCTGAGATGACCATCAAGAAAATCGGCGGTATTTGGTTCATCAAGGTGGGCCGCCTTGGCTTCACCTTCTACATCTCGCGCAAGAAGGGAGCCAAGTGATGACCCGCTTTGTCGCCTACTACCGTGTCTCCACAGACCGCCAGGGCCAGAGCGGCCTTGGCCTGGATGCCCAGCGCACTGCAGTCGCCCAGCACATCGGAGCTGCCGAGCTGGTGGCCGAGTTCACCGAGGTGGAATCTGGCCGCAAGAACGACCGTGAGCAGCTTGCCCTGGCCATGGCTGCAGCCAAGAAGGCCAAGGCCGTGCTGGTGATCGCCAAGCTAGACCGCCTTGCCCGCAATGTCCACTTCATCAGCGGCCTGCTGGAGTCTGGCGTGCCGTTCGTCTGCGCCGATATGCCCGAGGCTGACCGCACCTTCCTGCAGATGTCTGCC